TATGGTCATCTATTAGTTGATGGTAGGACTGGTAACATTTCTGTTGATAGAATAGATAAAGAAGATGCGGAAAAATTATTACAACAAGATATACAAGTAAGATTAAAAGAAGTTAATGCTCTTCTTCCTGACTTTAAAAACTTTCCTGAAGATGCACAACAAGCTATCTTTAGTGAGTACTATAGAGGTTCAATAGGTCAGAGTGATGTTACTCGTGCTCTTATAAATAAACGTAGATACAAAGACGCAGCTAAAGAATTTTTAAATAATGATGAATATAGAAATGCTGATAAGAATAAAATGGGAGGCATTAAAAAAAGAATGGAAGCTGTGTCTGAAGCCTTAATGAAAATGGCTGAAGAAAAAAAAGAAGAAGTTAACTTACCAATAAGAAAACCTAGTAAAGAAGAAATGGCTAGACTTGGTTTTAGATATGGTGGTGGTGCTGATAGCGGAGCAGGTGCTTCTGGTATGGGTAGTGCTGGACATGGTAGAAGTGGAGCTAGAGATGGTGGCAATCCAGGTGGTAATAACAGAGATAAAAGTAATAATAGTAAACAAGGACAAACTCCTGGTGGTCCAGGAAAAGGTCGTAGAAGTAGTAGAGTTGCTCAAAAATCTCCTAGTACTACTAGTACTAATACTCCTAATAAAAAAAGTACTGGTATTGCTTCTAGTGTTCCTCCTGCCCCTACTTCTGTTAAAAAAACTCCTGTTAAAAAAAATAATTATAAGTTATCTGGTACTTCTATTAGTTCATTTAAAAATACAGATTTTAAAAGAAGCCCTGTGAAGTCTGCATATAATGCATTTAATCAAGGTCTTTTATCAGGTACAAATTTTAATGCGTATGGACAAGTAGGTGGTCTACCTGGTGTTGTTTCTGTAGGACTTCAAAACACTTTATCTGCTGAAAATGTAAGGGATTTAAATTTTAAAGGAACTGAAACAGATGTAGTAGGTGGTTTTGGTACTAACATAAAAGGTTATGATGTAACAGGAAAATATAATTTTGGAGAAGATATTGGTTCAATTGGTGTAAGTAAAAATCTTGGAAGTCTTTTTGGTAAAGATATTACAGGTGGAGTTCAAGTTACTAATGATGGAAAAATTACCCAAACGTTTGGAGTCAGTTTTAAAAAGGGTGGTCTACTAGACAGAGGCCGATAAATATTTGGAGTGGCTTATAGGTAGCACTCTAGATGACAACAACAATAACAACAATAACTTGCTTAATGAAAGGAGTTAATTATGAATATACCTACAACAACAAGAAGAGGTCTGATGTTTAATGCAGACCCATTTAAAAACTTAACAGTCGGCTTTGATTCTATCTTTGACCAACTGTCTTCAATGTCAAACTTTGAAGCACCAAGTTACCCACCTTACAATATTCGTAAGCTAGGTACTGATGGTTATGAATTGGAAATGGCTTTAGCAGGATTCACTAAAAGTGATATCGATGTAGAAGTCAAAGAAGATGTCTTAACTATATCAGCTTCTAAAGAATCAAAAGACGAAGAGGAAAGTTTTCTTCACAAAGGAATAGCAAAGAGAGCCTTCACTAGGAAGTGGACTCTTGCAGAACATCTTGAAGTTAAAGATGCAGAGTTTAAAGACGGCATACTTTTAATTAAGATGAAGCTTAACCTTCCAGAAGAGAAGAAGAGTAAGACAATAAAAATAAAATAACACTCATGTGTGGGGCAGGAGTTTTATAAATTAACAAAGGAGAAACATTATGGAAAAAATAATGCAAGCTAAAGAATGGTTTATGAACCTAGATAAAAAAAAGAAAATTGCTATTGCTGTTGCTGTAGTAATTGTTCTTGCTGTAATAGTAGGATAATTTATTATGGGTATACCATTTGAAATGATTACTATGCTCGGCTCTACCGTACTTGGTGGAGTCATGAGTATATGGTCACAAAAAATAAAGGCTAAAGAATCAGAACAAAAACTTCTTATAGAAAGAAATGCTGTTCAACAAGAAGGTTTTAAAGCGGCGAGAGAATATGAGAACACAGGGTTTCAATGGACAAGACGTATCATTGCCTTGACTGCAATCTTTTCTATTGTTGTATTGCCTAAACTTATTCCTATATTTGCACCAGAGGTACAGATAATAGTAGGATACCTTGAGTTTAAACCTGGATTCTTATTCCTTACAGAAGGTAAAGAGATAATGAAATGGGTACCAATGGCGGCACCTGGAATTGTAATCACACCACTTGATACTAATTTAGTGGCGGCGATTATAGGACTATACTTTGGTGGAAGTTTAGTTAAGAAGTAATAGTAGGAATATATTCCTTACATTCAAAGTTAGTGCTTTCAATCTCATAAGTTTTCCCTTGATATTCAAAGAGGGGAAACTCTTGAGATATACTATCATTTAAAAAAGAATAGTTTTTATTTAAATAATAATTACAATTCGATTCACTAGAAAAAAAACTTCCTAAGAAAACTGTATGTACAGGAACACTTAAGTTTATAAACATAGCAGTCACAGCAATATACCACATATTGCTATCCTCCTGTCCATTCTTTAACATTGTTATTTGTATGGATATATTTATCTGTCACATCTATTGCTGAACTCTCAGCGAACTGTGGGTATATAAAAGCAACCGCAGTATCCTCACCAACATCTATCTCAACAGGAGAGTATCCTGCACCTGTCTCTAAGCTCCAGACATAAGACATAGTCTCAGTATTCAAATCATACAGCTCACCTTTTATTTTATACCCATCATCTTTGGGTAAAAAGATAATAGGAAACGCACCATTAGCATAATCTTTTATATCAAAAGATTGTTTGGTCTCATGTGTACCTATAAAAGTTGAGTCTTCTATAATAGAATGAAGTCTCTTACCTTTTTTTAATGTGCCGTATACAAATGTTTTCATAGTTAATGTATAGAAGTTACATACTTTTGTATCCAATGTTCTATCTCAGTAAACTTTATCTTAAGTTCCTTAACGAGTTGAATATAAAATTGTTTTTCTTCTTCACTCCTTTTAAATGTTTCAGTCATTATGTCTGCCTTCTTTTCAGGAAGAGCTGACACTTCTGATATCAGCTCTCCTTTGTTATTAACTAGCACACTATAGCTAGCGATAACTCCTTCTTTTATTTTCTTTTTCATCTAAGCTACTTCTTGTGTGGTGTCTACCAACTCACACACTCCACCAGTACACGCAAGTTCTTGTGAACCTGTAGTGTTATCTTCGGATTCGTATTCACTTAGTAAAGAAAAGTCTATAGTCTTAGGCATCTTCTTTTTCCATTCAAGATATTCTTCTCTTGTTATATCTTGATAGGGAGCTTGCTTGTATACATGGTCAGTATAAGGAAGGAAACTAATTCCAGATACTTCATTGAAATGTTTATACACCCATGCTCCAACTTCCATCCACTCATGTTCTTTAACACTAATGGTTACAGAAGGCTTGTGTTCGCACCACTCTCGTTGATACTTCAACCATAGTTCTAATTGTTCTATAGCATTCTTATCGTTACGAGTTATCGAACCCTTTGGTGATTCAGTAGGAAAAGAAAACACCATAACTGAATCAGGTTTAGTTACATCAGGCTCGTGTGGTACACCCTTATCAATCATAAGCTGAGTCAAAGGGTCTTTCTTATCACATCTTACAGTACGAATGTAATAAGGACTGTGTCTAGTATGTATACCAGAAGCACTATCAACTAACTGACTTACTGTACCACTAGGTTTTACACAAGTGATTGCAGTTGACTGTGGTATCTTAAGTTTCTTAGCAAACTCTTTGTTAGTATCAATAGTAGATTGCTTAAGTTGATTAAGAAAACCATCTTTAGGTTTGTTAGTTACAGTTGAATCCATAATACCAGTTAGAGATACACCAAGTAATCTCTCTTCTTCGGTATTAGATTTCCATATCTTTCTTATATATTTAAAGTCAGTAAGACTTGATTGAAATGTTCCTAGTATCGTAGCAAGTTTTACTTTTTTCATTAAGTCTTTCTCACTATCAGTAGCACGAATTACAACCTCAGTTAAGTTACAGAACTGATAAGGTCTAAGAATAATTTCTGAACAAGGATTGGTACCAAAGTCATGGTCAATATCACGACGACCATTTTCTGCAGATTTATCTTTAGCCGCTTGTCGATTAAAGATACCTCGCTCACCTGACTTACTATCATACAATGACTTCCACTCTGTCATAAACAAAGCCATGTCAGGGGTACGAGTATAACAAGCTGAGTTATTTGATAGGGCTCTTTGTGGTTCGGTCATCCACCAAGAACCACTCTTAGCATTTCTCATTCTGTCATCTTGTATGTTGCTTAGAGATATCAAAGCACTACGTCTAACAC